ACGCAATCTAATATAATCTGGAGATCTATGCTACAAAAGATAGGGTTTCAACCTGGTATAAATAAACAAATTACTGCAACAGCTGCGGAAGGTCAGTGGATAGACTGTGATAATGTTCGTTTTAGATATTCCACACCTGAAAAAATAGGTGGTTGGAAACAATTAGGAGCTGACAACGTAACAGGTGCAGCTAGAGCTTTGCATCAATTTACAAATAGTGAAGGCAGAAAATATTCTATCATAGGAACAAACAGAATTTTATACGCTTATTCAGGTGGTGTATTTTATGACATACACCCTATTAAATCTACAAACACTCTTACAAACGCATTCAGTACGACCAACGGGTCAACGACTGTCACCATAAATTTTTCTGGTGACCATGGTATTACGGCGGGAGATATAGTTTTATTAGATAACTTTTCATCTATTACAGATTCAAATTTTGGTGCATCTGATTTTGATGATATAAGATTTATGGTAACAACTGTTCCCTCATCAAACACAATTACAATTACAATGCCTTCTAATGAATCAGGGTCTGGAGCTAGTGAGTCAGGTGGTATTAGAGTTCAACATTACTATAAAGTAGGACCCGATGTACAATCACAAGGTTTTGGTTGGTCACTTGGTTCTTGGGGTGGACAAGAAGTGGGAGCTTTTACAACAGTTTTATCTTCAGATATAAATGCATCTGCAACAAGTATAACATTAAATGATGCATCACAGTTTCCTAGCTCTGGAACAAACTTTATACAGATAGGTACAGAAGAAATATCTTATACTGGTATATCAACAAACACATTAACAGGTGTAACCAGAGGTGTAAGAAACACAACTGCTGCATCACACTCTTCAGGAGCAACAGTAACTAACTCATCTAGTTTCGTAGCTTGGGGTGAAGCAGCATCAGGAGACTTAATCGTGGATCCTGGTATGTGGTCTATTGATAATTTCGGTGACAAAGCGATTTGTTTAATCGTAGATGGTGAAGTATTTGAATGGAACTCTGCAGCTACAGATGCAACTAATTCTAGAGCAACTATTATTTCAGGTGCACCTACAGCATCAAGACACATGCTCGTATCTACACCAGACAGACACTTAGTATTCTTTGGTACAGAAACGACGATTGGTACAAAGTCCACACAGGATGATATGTTTATTAGATTCTCTGCTGTTGAGGATATTAATACGTATACACCTACAGCGACCAATGACGCTGGCACACAGAGACTGGCCGACGGATCACGGATCATGGGAGCCATTAGAGGTAGAGATGCAATCTATGTATATACAGATACAGCTTTATTCTTACAAAGATTTGTAGGTCAACCGTTTACGTTTGCCTTCGTACAAGTTGGAACAAACTGTGGATTGATTGGTAAGAATGCAGCGGTAGAGGTGGATGGTGCTGCATATTGGATGTCAGAAAATGGTTTCTTTAGATATGCCGGTGCCCTTGAAACGTTACCATGTTTAGTTGAAGATTTTGTTTATGATGACGTAAATTTAGATTCTGGTAATCAAATGGTATCTGCAGGATTAAATAACTTGTTTGGTGAAATTATGTGGTTCTATCCAACATCAAACTCTGCGGTGGTTAATAAAATGGTTTGTTATAATTATCAAGACTCTTCACCACAAAGACCTATATGGACAGTGGGTACATTAGCAAGAACAGCTTGGGCAGACTCAGCTGTGTTTGGTAATCCACACGCTTTAGAATATGATGCAGATGGTGTTGAAGGATCTAGTTCATCTACTTATGTGCAAGGTAATACAGATGGTATTTCAACATACTACCAACACGAAACAGGAACAGATCAAGTTAAAGGTGGAGCAGTAACTGCAATAACGGCAAATATATTATCAGGAGATTTTGATATTACACAAAGACAACCAGGTATTTCAGATCTTAGAGGTGATGGAGAGTTTATTATGAAAATAAGAAGATTTGTGCCAGACTTTGTTTCGCAAACAGGTAATACACAAGTCACATTAAATTTAAAAAATTACTCAAACGACACTGCGGCTAGTTCGGCACTTGGACCTTTTACAGTAAGTTCTTCAACTACGAAAGTAGATACAAGAGCACGAGCAAGAGCAATAGCTTTAAAAATAGAAAACACAAGCACTAGTCAAGACTGGAAGCTCGGCACGTTTAGATTAGATATACAACCAGATGGTAGAAGATAATGGCAAAGATAGTACAAGTATTAACAAGACCTAGTGAGATATATAAACAATCTGTAGCCGATGCACAGGTTAGAGATCTCGATGGTGTTATACAAAAATTAAATACAACTTACCAACAAGAATTAAAAGATGAGATGGAAGCAGAAAGCTTCTTTATAAATTAATGGCAAACAATTTTATAAATAAAAAAGCAGATCTAACGACTACAAATCTTACGACATTATATACAGTGCCGTCGTTTAAAACTGCTGTGGTTAAATCGATTTTAGTATCTGAAGATGCAGGATCAGGAGCTAATATTACAGTGACTTTAGTGGACGCATCGTCTAATATATTTAGCTTATTTAAAAGCAAAACTATATCTTCAAATACTACGACAGAGCTGTTAACACAGCCTCTTGTTATGGAGGCCAGTGAAGCTTTGAAAGTCCAAGCTAGTGATGCAAATGAACTGCATGTAGTAGCTTCTATACTAGAAATAGAACCAAGAGAGGTAACAACATAATGCAAGCAATAAAGCCAGAAAAGATAATAACAACCATATCGAACCTTAAAACAGGTGAGGTATATAAGTCAGAAGACGAATGGAAAGCAAAAGGAGTGCCAGAAGCAGAGATTAGAAGAGATGTAAAAGTAATCATGCCTGCGCTTGATTTGTTCCCTAAAACAAAGTAGTGTGGAAAAATGGCGATAACTAGATCACAAATAGCAAGACAATTATTAGCGGAGGGTGGAGCACCTAATCCTAGAAAATCTTTTCGATCGGGTGATTTAGCTGCAAGAGATGACTCTTACGGCACTTTATCTGGTGGAGAATCTCCTGCATCTACGGGAGGAGACAATGAAATGGTCTTTGACCAAAGGTTTCAAGATATAGTTACTGCACCTGAGACAGTTGGTTTTACTCGTGGATCTGATGCAGCGGAGTTTATTAAATCAAATTTAGCAACAGGTTTAGGTATGATTGCTAACAAACCAGGAATTAGCACAGGGATAAATATATTAAGAAATATTTTTCCAGATACAGGTCAAACTTATGTTCGTGGTGTCGATAGATTTGGTACAGGTGATGATAGTGAAACAACTAGAATTGGAAATAGAATAGTTCAACCTATGATGCCCATGACACCAAAGTTACCATCAGACATAGAACCACCAAAAAGTGATATGGAATTTGTACAAAGATTTAGTTTACCAGAAAGATTTAGATTAGCGGATGGTGGTGACGTTTCTGTAAAAGATGCAGAGAAGCTAGCACCTAAAGGTGAGTTTCTTGCGTACATTAATGATGACGAAGCAGCATTATTAAAATCATTAGGTGGTGCAGGTCAGGCTGTTAATCAAACAGGTATACCATCATTCTTTGTTAAAAAACTTTTTAAGAAAGCAACTAAAGCAGTTAAGAAAGTTGTTAAGAGTCCAATAGGAAAAGCTGCGTTAGCAGGAGCAGCTTTATATTATGGCGGTGGAGGTAATTTATTTGGATTACAAAGAGCTGGAATGTCTAAATTTGCTTTTGGTAATTTACCAGGCGCAGGATTTTTTACAGCTGCAGGAAATCCCGCTGCACAAAAAGCTAAAGGAAGTTTATTTAGTAGACTAGTGGGTAAGATTCCAGGAGGTAAAGTAACAGCTGGTATACTAGGTGCATCGGCACTAGGTGGACTTGCAGCTGGAGGAGAAGAAGAGGATATTGATTCTTTAGCAGGTAGAATATCTGATGAGACAGGTATTGATGTTGCACAAATTAGAAAAGAAGTTCAAGACGCATATGCATCAGGAGATATTAGTGGTCTACAATCTAAGTATCCATTCTTAATACCAACAAGTGCTGCAATGGCTGATGGTGGTATAGCAAGATTAGGTTATGCTGAAGGCACAAACGAGGCCATGCAAAAGCAAGCAGAAGAAGCTATGAAAGAAGGTTTTCCTAAATATCTTGATAAAGAAGGCAATGAAATTAGCTTAGAAAAGTTTTTAAAAGATGCTGCAAAAGCAGATAAGAAAATGGTTATGCCAAAGAAAAAACCAGCTAAAGAAGTTCAAAAAAGAAAAGAAAAGAATTTTAAGAAAATTAAACCAGCTCTAGAGAAAGAATCAGCTGATATGGTTGAAGATTTAATTAGAAGCAAGAAAGCTGAAGGTGGAATTATGAATCCAATGACTAAGCTTGGTTTAAGTTTATTAGAGAAAGGTTCTGAAATGAACATGAAAGAAATGGAAGAAATGGAAAAACGAAAAAAATTAATGGAAATTTTAAAAAAATCAACAATGACAAATCCTAATGAAGAACTTAGAAGAAGAAAAGAGTTACAAGAATTATTAAAAACTAAAGCGAAAAAAAGAAGCAAGAAAGCTGGAGGAGGGCTCATGGACCTTGGAGGAACAGAGATGGACCTTAGAGGTGGTGGTTTTGTGCCTATAGGCGCTAAAGAGAAGGCAGATGATGTACCTGCAAGACTATCCAAAAATGAGTTCGTATTTACCGCAGATGCTGTCAGAGCAGCAGGTGGAGGAAGTGTTGAAAAGGGTGCACAAAAGATG